CCTCGATGCCGACTGTTTCAAACAAACGCAGCGTGATTGCATGGATGCGTTTTGGCTTACCTTGTGACGTACCATCCACAGATCCTGACTCCACGCGCAGGGTTTGCAATGCGCTTGTGTAGCCATAGCCTACAGCTGCCGTAGTTGCTGCAAAGTCCAGGCTAATGCCGCCATTGCTGACCGCTTTGTCTGGGTGGCTGGCACCGTTTGCCAGGACGTTGAGTGTTTCACCCGCCAGGTGATATAGACCGGACAGAGAGCTTGTAGATCCACCAGAGTATGACAGGCCGCTATCGACAAAGTGTGCAGTCGTTGTGACCCCACCAAAATCAAACGGTTTCATCTTTTCGATGTAGCGTTTTGTCTGGCTGTTGATTGTACGCTTTACAATCATGTACAGCTTGTCTTCGCCGGTATCTGTCGGCAGTGTTGCGATGCTTTCTACCACAGCCTGGCCCCCGTCAAACGATCCACCGATAACGTGTTTGTGCCAGGCCACAACATCTTCTTCTCGCCGGTATGTCATGCCAAGCAGTGTGCCATCTGTGCGTGTGGCCCAAACAACGGAGTCTGGCTCCTGTTGGTACGCAAACTGCGTTAGACCACCCTCAGTGATGTGTTCTGCCAGGATCGTCATTTCCGGTGCCTGGTAAGCCGCTGTGTTGACCTCACCGACATATTTAAACTCACGCACCTTGCGCTTGCCCCGCTGCACAAACAGCGTCACATCGGCGACCTGGACAGGCTCGATACCGGCTGATCCATAGTTGCTGTACTTGCGTATAAGAGTTGTAGTCGGTGTCACCGGCCCATCATTTGATGCAGTGACCACATATTCACCGCCAGACGTTCCTACCGTTAGCACGCGCGTTGCAGAGAGATACCGGATTGCGTTTACCTGGTTGGCCGCAATTGTGTAGACCAGCGCATCATCATCCGCTGTACCCGTTGTGAAATTCGTATAGTCGCCGTTTTTGCTAAACCACAATGTCTGGGGGTTATTGTTAGTGTTTCCAAAAACAAGGCGTTGCTCAAAGAACGACACAACGCTGGGATAGTTATCGGTCGCATTGTTGATGTTAGGGCTTGGCGTTCCTACTACAGTGAACGTGTTAAAGGCCCAGGAATTGTGACCCGTGCGTGTTAGCTGCCGAATTGGATAGCTTGGATGCACGATGTACATAACATCAGCTGATTGCGCGAAACGCAGATCAAAGATATCCGCTGCCGCGTATGGTGTTGTTTCCTCATAGATCTTTGTTGCTGACCCACCGGATGTGTAGGCTGTGAACCCAGTGCCATCGATGTTTTCAGCAAATAGGTTTTGTAGTTCAAATGTATTCGATGTGACATTAGCAACTAGATAATTACGGTTGTTGACCTCAGTCATGCCGCCAAGGCTATCGACGTAAACCTCGTCACCATTGCTAAGCCCGTGTGACGTTGACGTTATCACAACCGGATTTGCCTGGGTGGCACCCGTAATTGTTTTAGACGAACTCTCTAAGACCGACAGATCATCGCGATACACGCGCATGACCTGGTCACCAAACTCAAGAATGTATGTGTCGCTTGTTTTAAACTGAAACGGGATCAGTCTTGTTTTGACAGAGCTATCCTTGACCTCGCCTAAGTATTCAGTGCCTGGACGGCGCGTAACGCCGCCATGCGGCATCACAACCATATTGGTTAAATTCGACAGCCCGTTGCGGTATTTCTCTAGATTTGTGCGCCCTTCCAGCCGTGGGCTGATTTCCCCAGCAACGAAAGAGCTAAAACTAGGTGCAGATCTTGCCATTTAAAATCTACTCTCGATAAAGTCAGAAGCTTCCAGGCGCGTTGTTGCGCCCTCTGTTGCATCAGTGTGGCGCGCATTGCGCATAATCTGTTCGTATTTTGAGTATGTGATTTGCACCATGCTGGTGGATCCGGTCACCGCGTAGCAGATCTCAGACGCAAGATATGCTGCCAGGGTTTCAATTAGACCGGCATCATACTCATTTGGATCAGTAATGCGCGCGATATATTTGATTTTTGCTGTACCTTCATCGGTCAGCAATTTGCGTCCCTCAATGACAAATGATGGCCCACCGGAATTGGTCATCATGTTGTCTTGTGGATAACTCATTGAGCCGTTGGAAAACTCTAGCACACGCAAGCAATACGGTTCTGTCGGTAACGGATATTGATAATCATATCCAAATGCCGGTGTTTCCGTATCTTGTGCGAGTTCTGCACGGCGAATAAGCGAATTCCAGATATGCTCCCTAAACACGAAATCACGCGCACTCTCGTATCTTTGATTTACGATACGGGCGGTTTTCGAGTTTTCATCAAGTGCGGAGATTGTAGACGCACCCAGCATGTTGAGAGCGTAATTACAAATATCAACTGTTGATGTCATTGATGTTCTCCATACAAAAAAGAAGGGGCGCTTGCGCGCCCCAACTTATTTAATCGACCACATACTTGATCGTTACCTCAATGGTGCCAGTGCCAGCTGCACCGCCCATTGTCACAGTGACCGTCACACCATCCTGGTCAGCATCTAGTTCTGAGCCGGAGCCTAGAGCTAGTGTCGCAAGGATATCAACTTTTTGTGCTGATGTTGATGCAGCGGCTGCTTTGTACGCGGCAGCGGCAGCTGAAACAGCTGTGCCATCTGCGTTGTTGTATGCAGCGTGACCGACAGACAATGTTGTTGAGCCACCTAGAGCGTCATGCGCTAGGGAGCCTTCCAACAAACGTGCGCCGTTTGGTAGTACAAACATCTCGATGACATCGCCAGATGCCAATGCAGATGCTTCGTATGTGCCATGAGCCACGCGGATACGACCGCCCAGTTCATTAGCTTGATTCATCACCACTGGTGTGGCGCGTGAATTTGTTCGCTGTGCGGAATAAACAGTAGCCATATTTCAGTCTCCTTATTCTGTACACGCGATTTCAACGACTTTTTTCTCTTCCATCCGTGTCGCACCGATGGTCTGAGCATAGTAGACCTGGGTCGCATATGATTTGTCAGGACGCTCATCAATACGCGCAACTGGCTCTTTGCCAACCGCTAGTTTAATGCCGTCTGATGCAAATGCGATGACCTGGCGGTCACTATTGCTGTCTGTCGTTAATCGTGTGGACGTAATGAAAGTGAACCCAACAAACTGATTGATCTCGCCTTGGACGAGAGCTTTCACTGTGTTGAAGTCGGTTGATGTGATTGTTGTGTTGTTCAACAAATCTTCAATTTGATCTGCACCACAAACGATGTAACGAGGGATCGATGGATCCACATCATTTTTGTCCAAGATCTTTTTGGCTTGCAACAATTTAGCTAGTGTCAAACCAGAGCTTCCGTGCGCAATTTTTTGCGTTGACGGTAGCGCTGTGCTTGTAGAGCCGTCCTTGCCAGTTTTTGCAGTACCAAGAGCGGCAGAGATGATAACATCATCCATTGAACGCCCCATAGCAGCTGCAGCCGCTTTGCCATATGAAGATGTTGGATCAATCAACATCCGGATTTTGTCCTGGTCATCGATTAATGAGGAGTACTCATAATCAGCCATAGTGACCATTCTGCGTTCATGCGGTGTTTCAACAAGAGGCGTGTCTGCATTTCTGCTTGTGCGCACTACTGCTGCCGCTGAACCAACTTGCTCAAAGAAAGCCTTTTCACCAGTTACGGTTTCCACATCAACTGCTGAGCGCAGTTTAGTACCCATTTGCTGTGAAAGCATTTGGACGTTTGCAGAAAACTGATTAACAAAGGCCGTAGTAATGATACCCATTTCAGAGTTCCTTCTACAGTTTAGGTTTTCAGATTACTGCGCGTGGTTATCCCTAACGGGGCCATACTTACTGCTACGGGCAGTCACTCCACTTGCCACACAAGTTTGGCGCGTGGGCCTTACGGTTATCCACTATAAGCCTGTTGAAAGAGTTTTTCGACCTCTTTCACAGTCCAATCATGCTCTGGATGAAATTTCTCAGTGTAAGCTGGTGTGGCCATTAATTCACTATACTTACGCTTTGCCTCATCCGGAGTCATAACTAACTCTTTGGTTTCACCCACAAGAGTATCCTCGCCGATGTCTTGCGCGATCTGCGCAAACATCTTTATTATTTCTGGAACGTCACCCAGCTGGCGACCATCTTCCAAAACAATGTCTTCTAACATATCAGCAAAACCATAACGCTCTGCCGCGTTGTTTGCCATTGCAACACGTTGCACTGCCGCTTGGCCCCACTCGCGTGTCAGATCGTCTTTGGTTTGCTGCTTTAGTTGCTCAATGGCACCTTGACGTTCTTGCGCGCCATATTCTGATGCCTGGTTAAGAAAATCAGCCATGTGTTGCGCTTGGCGCTGACTAAGGCCAGCCGCGTGTGCTGCTTCTTTGTATTGGTTCCAGGCTGCATCATCTGGATCCGGCCCAGCTATTTGATATTCTTTTGCAGACGCTGGTCTGCCGATGTCAGTGTAGAACTGGTTATATTGATCATCCGACCAGTTTTCTTGTGGTCGCGCAATCTTATCCGCGCCTATCATACTGTTCAAATGTATGTGTGACTGCGCCAAGCTATTGATGTCTGTGTGCTTGGTTAGATTTGGGTTGCTGCGATATTTCTCGTCAACGCTATCCAAAAAGCTCGATGTGGCTACCGCTTCGGCTGCTCCCCCTTCGCCGCCAGCGTCTACTGCTACGTCTTCACTCATTGTGGTTCCTTCCCTTCGGCCAGCATTCGGACAATACTCAGCACAGCTGATCGCTGACCTTCGTTAAATGCAGATTGATATGGGTTGTCCGAAAATGTCGTTGTCTCAAAAGCGAACCGTTTTTTGAGATCTTCTAAGACCACTTGACCATCGTCGGTGTTAAATGTCCGGCGATAGTTCAGTTTTAATTCTTCTAGTTGCTTCATTGTGTTTGACCAACCGCTTTAACCATCGGCGCGAGGTTTTGCGCCATTTCTGATTGCATCATTGCATCAGCCTGTTGTTGCATTGCGGCTTGTTGTTCTTGTTGTTGTCTGCGCATCTGTGCGACCTCTTCATCGCTTCTAATGACGCGCGCTGGGATGCCAGTGACCTCGACCAGGTATTGCACCAATCTATCGCTATCCAGGTAATCCATGACCGGTGCGATCTCTGCGACTTGCATCATGACCTCAAATCCGCGTAGCATTGCTTGCAGATCTGTAAGGCGCTGCGCCTTGGCCAGTGGGCTGACATACTCGATGTCAATGTCTTGGCCTTGTAACTGCTCAGGGGCGGCAGGGAGGAGGCCTTCCCTGAGCAACAACGCGAATGATCGAGATATCAGAGGTTGTAGAAGCTCAGATTGCAATCTGCCCAATACTGGCCCAAGGAGTCTCATCTTCTCTTCATTGCGTTGCAACACTTCTGTCGCAGTCATTGTTGGCCCGTTGGACATCAATAACTGATCGACATAAAACGCCTGACGGATAGCGTTCCGTCTTTCTTGCTCCATTGCCAGCCCTAGTGGATTGTTTGCACCGATGTTGAGCGGCTCCAAACGATCACGGGTTCCGGATCTATAGAAATTCAATGCACCAGGTGTGGTGCGGATCGGCATCATAAAGCTATCGTCCGGCACCATCAGTGGTGGATCGATTTGCTTTTGCGCTGCACGAATTGTCACCTCTGACATTTTGTTCAGCATTTTTACGTCCGGCAGTGCCGTCATTGCCGGTGATCGCCCATATGTGCTTACACTGTCTTTGACAAAACGCGGAACCATGAACGGGAATTCATCAAATCCGCTTTCACTCAGCATATGCTTTGAATCGGCGTGATAGTAAACCGATGCAACTGCTTTAAGTTTACCGATTTTGCCTTTGGTTTCGCCGCGTGGATAGACCGCATGGATGACCTTGTGTTCTTTGTACGGGTCATTTTCCAGGTCACTTAGGCAATCCCTGGGCAAGTTGTCTTTGCCAAAGCGCTGTTCCATTGCGCGCGCGGTCATATCAAACTTACGATAGACCGTATCAACAGCTCCTTTGGCATCTTCGCTTATGCAGATCTCAGCAATGTGGCGTGACGCAAAGCGTAAACCCTGGTTATCTGCATCCACATAAAACGCAGCTGTGCCAAACACGACTAGGTCATAATACAGTTCATGGATCTCTTGCTGAAAATTTGACCGGTTAAAGTGCTGGTACATTTGTGCCAGGCAAATCTCTAGCCATTCATTGGCCGCATCATCGTTTTGCAATGCCGGATCCCGATACCGCAAGCTAAACCAAGGTGTGGACGGGCTGGTGAGCATACCATGCAGGGATGATGACAATAGCTCCACAGAGTGAATTGCAGTGCCGTCAAAGATCAATTCTGTGCGCTTATCACCTTGTGTGCGCTTTTTCGTGATGTCAGCTTTGCGCGGCAGCATATAGTCGGCAAGCTCTTGCCAATGCTTTTCCCAATTTGACCGTTGCGTCTGGAGCGTTTGGTAACGGCGATCCAGCGCTGCTATCGTGGGTGATATCTGCATTACATGTTTCCTAGCGTACCCATAAGGGACGTTTTCTTTTTCTTTAATCCAGGCGCTAAACCATCGAGCGATTTCCCTTGTGTGCGGCCAGCCATCTTTTGATTAAGGCTCTCCAGCGGATCCACAGTGTTTGTGCCTTTGCGCTTTGCCGGTTGTGCAGACATAGCGCCCATTTTCCCAGCTTGGTTTTTGTATGCCATCAATTGATTAATCCCCCGCCCATGAGTGATCGACGGCGGCGTAGGTTTGGATCGTCTTCATCGCTGAGCAATCCTTGTGATGTTGTCAGAATGTTGCCACGGCGACCTTTCTTTGCCGTTTCAGCAACAGCCGCTTCTGCAGGGCCATCCGCTTGCGCTATAATTTGCTCAGCTTCAGCAACACCAGCCGCTGCCGTACCGGTGCCACCAGCTGTGATGTCATCCGATGTTCCGCTACTTGTTGTGTCTAGCGTCGATGTGTTTGTCGCGGATGTGCCGACACCATCATCATCTCCCCCATCGTCACCACCGTCATCTGTTTCCGTGGTCGTGGTTGTCGCTGATGAACTATTATCGTTGTCGTCGTTGCCACCTGGGGGCGGCGTGTTCGCTGCTTGCGTTGCTTTAGTGCGCGCCTGGAAATCTTGGATAGCGCTCGGACTATACCCTTGCTCTTTTAATGCTTCCGCTTGTTTTTCATAACTCATACCAAAAGTTGATAAACCCATCGAAAGATCATCAGTGAAGCTGCCAGAATAATTTTTATAGCCCTCATTGCTATCATCAAAATTATCTTTTGATGCGCTAGTTCTGTTAGATTTATTATTCGCGGCAGACCCACCGCCACCCCAATTCTTTGGGTTAAATGCCGAATCCTTCCAGCCGGTGTGTAAAATCATGATCTATCTCCTATGCGGCAAACGGATTGTAATCATTCATCGCTTGCCGTTGCGGTGGCCGCTCACCAAATCCACGACCCTGCCGTAACCCAACCGCCAGATATCTAAACCCGTCTGCAGCGTGGCTACTCCAATCGTGAACAGGCGTGTTCCTAAATGAACGCAGCCTCTCGTTATACGCTCGATGATACTGACGCAGCGCTTCCAAACCTGGCTTGCACAGATCCGCATCAAACCAACAACGTGGCAATAACATTTTCGCAGCATGGATCCCGTCCTCTAATGGCAATTTCGGAACAACTCGAAAATTTATCCCCAGGTCATAAGCCGTTTCTCGTCGGCTCTTGCCTGTACTCAACTCTCTCACCTCAATGTCATGAGGCGCATTATGCTCCCCATAAACGTAGTCTTTACCTTGCAGAACCTTCACATAGTGAGGCAAACCCTCACCCCTGTTCTCGTAATAATCGATCACATGCACTGACCGCCCAACTTGCTGGACGAACCAGATCACCGTGGAATCGTTCATTCCCAGATCCCAAAAAGTATCCACCCTTACAGATGGATCATACGGAACTGAAGAGATGCGCCCCTTCTCATGGAGGTCTTGCAACTCATGTCCGTAAACAGCACCAGGGACATTCGCCACCCAGCTACATTCATATTCTTGCGCATACTGATCTGCCGACATCATCGCCTGGGCAGCATCCAGTTCCTCTGCGTCCAATATCCCCGTTTCACTCGCCTTGAATAAAGCCGTATGCCAATCAGCCTGTTTCTCAGCTGCATCATACAACTCGAAAAACGCATTGTGTCCACGCGGTGTCCCGATAAATAACGCCCACCCCTTCCTATCGCTCAACGCCGGCCTAATCACTTCCGGAAACAAACTCTCCGGCATGTCAGCCATCTCATCCAAGCAAACTCCATCGATGTAGATGCCTCTTAAACTATCCGGATTTTCTGATCCGAGAAGCTGTATCCTAGCGCCATTGGGCAAGTCACACCGCAATTCAGTCTCATGAAACCGCACCATAGGGATCGCACCAGCAAACTGCTTCAGATAATCCCATGCCACTGCCTTCGCCTGGCGGTATGTAGGGGCGATATAAGCGTACCTGGGATTAGGTTTCGTGCAGAGTATCGCATCCCTAAGCAAATGGTTTATGGCCATCACAGTCTTACCAAATCGTCTGTGACACACCACTACTCCCCAGCGCTTCTGCGACAGTGCATTGTGCAACTCTTGCTGCAGTGGTCTAGGGGAATAAGGGATCTGGATCTGCATGAGACAGTGTCTTCCTGGCCTATATAACGTGTAGAGTCGGGGCGCGCGGATTTTCGGGGGGTGGGGGTCGGCCCCCTGCCATTTTCTAGGGGAAACGGGCAGTATCCCCGTCACCTAACCCTTTATTTACTGGGGCATAACAGCATTCGGTCACAACCTGGTCACAAACCACCAGGCGGCATATCGATTTTCAAAAATCAAACCCAGCCGGCGTGCCTCGTGCGCGCGACCCCTGTCAATCTGCGTGTGATATATCGTAAATCACCCCTTACCCATTTGCTTCATGACGCTCTTCGGTTTCTTGTGAGTAAGCTTCACACTGCTATCGGTATGCTCTTCTCCACTGTGCAATGTACCATCAGGCATCTTGTGCGTCTTACCATTGTACAGCTTACCATCAGGTGTGTAGTGCTTCTTGTTCTTAGCCATTACATTCCCTCTGCCATTGAAGACATCACGGATCTTTTCTTGCCGATCATATTGCTTAGCCTTTTGCTAAACGCTGTGGCATCTGCTTCGTTCTCAAACTCAATGTAGTCGTTCATCTCGATAGCCATGTTGTAAGCTTCATCAGGGCTGAGCCTAGTAAGCTTTCCATCGATCATGCGTATCGTTGGGAATAGCTTGTTGTCCATCGACATTGTGCGAACTGTTTCCCTTGCTTCCGACATCGGTGTGCTTGGGTCTAGCGCTCTTCTAGCCCATCCAGGTAAACTAGCTGGATCCATTATCCCGCCTCTGCAGTGACGTTACCGTCTGACCAGGTCAGTGTGATCTGTCCAGCTTGTTGCTTGTCTTCTGCCTTGTCTCTGAGGCCCAGCGGCTGCATT